AAATCCGGTAGCCTTGGAGATTCCCGAGATATGGGAGGATTTGCTTAAGAAGCGTACAAGGGCAATAGCAACGGCAAAGGTAAGAGAGAACTTCGTTACTAAGCACTGCAACATCATCTACCAAGGGGTAGGAACAGAAAGCTATATAGATGTTAAAGATGTTCAAGCTTGCAGGGTGAACTCCATTGATTGGATTGGTAAAGAAGTCTATTTGGGACTGGATCTATCAGAGTCAAACGATAATACGTCTGTTTCCATGGTTGCGATAGAAAACGAGACAATTTTTGCTAAATCCTTTGCCTTTATCCCGGAAGAGCGGATAGAGGAAAAGGCTGCAGCGGAGCATGTGGACTATCGGAATCTTTGTAAAACAGCGCATGTCTATGCTTGTGGGGATAGGGTAATAGATTACACCTTCATAGAGGACTTTATCCTATCTCTTGAAGAAAAATATGGCGTTACAGTAATGGAAGTAGGTTTTGACCGGTGGAATGCCCTGTCTACAGCACAAAAGCTTGAGAAAGAGGGGCTTCAAATGATAGAGCTTAAGCAGCATTCTTCTGTTTTGCATCCGGCAACGAAGTTTTTAAGAGAAAAAATTTTGAAAAAAGAATTTGCTTATGAGAGTAATCCGCTTTTGGAGATTAACTTTCAGAATGCTAAATGCGTTTATGACACGAACAAGAACCAATATGTAAACAAGAAAAAGTCAAATGGCAAGGTGGATATGGTGGTTTCTCTTATCAATGCCGTATGCCTATTGCAAAGAAGCGATACAGGCAATGACTTTGTAGCACAGGTTATTTAGGAGGGTGGTATGTGGCCATTTAAAAGAAAAGCTGAGGAGATTAGAGCAGACACAGCTGCAGTATCCGGAGATGCACTGCTTAAAGCATTGGTGTCAGACCCGAAAATCAACAAAGAACAGGCAATGCAGATTCCTGCAGTATCTGCTTGTGTAAATTTGATTGCCGGGACGGTGGCTATGATTCCTTTTAGGCTCTATAAGGTGGATAATGACAAAATTAAGCTTTCTGAGGAAAGAGACGATCAGAGAGTTGGGCTTTTAAATATTGACCCGGGAGATACGCTGGATGCTTTTCAGATGAAACGCTCACTCATCGAAGATTATCTGCTTGATGAGGGTGGGTATGCATATATTGAAAGAAGAGGAAACAAAGTAAAAAGCCTACGTTATGTGGACCCGTCAAATATTGGATTTAGCTATAATGCAGACCCGATATTTAAGGACTACAAACTCCTTGTAGGAGGTAAACAGTACTATCCTCACGAATTTATTAAGCTACTAAGACGGACAAGAGATGGGCATAGAAGTATCAGCGTAGTAGAGGAGAACTCCGAGCCTTTTTCTATTGCCTACCAGACGATGCGCTTTCAAAACAAAATGCTGAAAACCGGAGGTGCTAAGAAGGGATTTGTGAAATCCCAAAAAAAGTTAAGTCAGGAAGCATTGGATTTTTTAAAGAGTGCTTGGAAGCGGATGTTTTCAGAAGATGACTCTGAAAATGTGGTGATTTTGAATGACGGCTTAGAGTTCCAAGAAAGTTCTGCAACACCTGCAGAAATGCAGTTACATGAGAACATTTCCTCTTCTACGAGGCAGATATGCCAGATTTTCGGCGTGCCGTACCAACTTATCAGCCGTGACAGTACGCCATCCGAGGAGGATAGAATCATATTTCTACAATATTGCATTCAGCCGATTCTTTCAGAGATTGAGACGGCTTTAAATAGAGATTTCCTGCTTGAATCTGAAAAAGGAACTCTTAAATGGGCGGCAGATACATCAGAACTCACTAAGGCAGATGTATTAAAGCGCTATCAAGCCTACGAAATTGCAAGTAAGAATGGTTTTATGCAGATTGATGAAATCCGATTCAAGGAAAACATGGAGCCTCTGGGACTAGACTTTGTAAAACTCGGTCTTCAAGACGTTCTATATTATCCGAAGGAAAAAGTAACCTTTGTGCCAAACATGAACCAGGTAGGGGGAATAGAGATTGCAAAGGAAGACAGAGAAAGACTACTAAGAAAGGAGAAAGAAGAAAAGGATGAGAATTCAGATACGGAGTGATTCCGTAGAAATTGAAGGCTATGTAAACGCCGTAGGAAGAGATTCCAGACCTATGAAAGATAGAAGCACCGGAGAGCGATTTGTTGAGCAAATTGTTCCCGGTGTTTTTACTAGGGCGCTTACAAGAAATGATGTGGATCTCTTGCTAAACCATGACCAGGAAAGAGTTCTTGGAAGTACAAAGACAAACCTTGAGCTTACTGAGGATTCAATCGGCCTAAAAGCGAGGGCAATAGTCACAGATAAAGAAGTGATTGAAAAAGCAAGATCCGGAAAGCTAAGAGGCTGGTCCTTTGGGTTCTATGACAGAGATTCACGGAATGAGGATGTTAGAGAAGGTCTGAAGCGCCGCTATGTTGAGGATATGGATCTTAAAGAGGTTTCCATCATTGATGACAGGAAGCTTCCTTGTTACGAGGGAACCTTGATTAATGCCCGTGCAGATGAGGTTATTCAGGGAGAGGTCTTGGAAACAAGAGCAGAAATCACAGAAACTCCAAAGCTTGATAGCTATTGGGAAAGAATTAAACATTTAGGAAAGGATTAAAAGTATGAACAAAAAGATGAAAGCATTACAGGAGCAGAGAAACGCAGCGGTTGAGGAATTAAAGGCACTTACTGGAAAGGTAGAAGCAGAGGTAAGGGCTTTTACAGACGAAGAGAACACAAAGTTCAATGAGCTTGAGAAGAAGGTAAAGGATTTAGATTCCTCTATCGAGATGCTGGAAAGAGCAGAAAGGTATGAGTTTAAGGAGCCGGCACAAGCTTCTGAAGACAAGGTAAAGGAGACTACAGAGGCAAAGGAGCTTAGAGCCTTTGAAAACTATATCCGAGGAGTTGTTCTGGAGGAAAGAGCAGATAATCTTACTTCCGGAGATAATGGAGCCGTGATTCCGAAGACCATTGCCAACAAAATCATCAAGAAAGTACATGACATTTCTCCTGTATTCAGCAAGGCTACACGTTACAATGTGAAGGGAGAATTAAATGTTCCTTATTACCCGGCTGATTCTAAGGATATCCAGATGACTTATGTTGAGGAGTTTGTAGAGTTAGAGTCTTCTTCCGGAAAGTTCGGAACTATCTCCTTAAAGGGCTTCCTAGCTGGAGCTTTGACTAAGGTATCTAAGAGCCTTATCAATAATTCCAACTTCGATATTGTTTCTTTCGTTGTTGATGCTATGGCTGAAACAGTATCTCGTTGGGTAGAGGGACAGCTCCTTAAGGGTTCTACCGGTAAGGTTGACGGAATGCTCAAGGGAATTACGCAGACTGTTACCACAAAGGCGGTAAACAAGGTAGATGCAGATGACCTTATTCAGCTGCAGGAATCTATCCCGGATGCTTATCAGGGAGAAGCTTGCTGGATTATGACTAAGAACACCAGAACAGCCATCCGCCAGTTAAAGGATAATAACGGCCAGTACCTGCTTAATCAGGATGCAACTACTAAGTGGGGATACACTTTGTTTGGCAAGCCTGTTTATGTATCTGAAAATATGGATGAGGTGGCTACCGGAAAGAACGCCATCATTTATGGTGATTTATCCGGTCTTGCGGTTAAGCTTTCTGAGGAAATGGAAATTGAGGTCCTCAGAGAGAAGTTTGCTACCCAGCATGCAGTAGGAGTGGTTGCTTGGATGGAGTTTGATGCCAAGGTAGAAAATGCCCAGAAGCTTGCAAAGCTTACTGTGGAGTAAGAAATAGACCTACAGAGGCGTATTTTGGGTAATGGGTAAAAGATATAGTCAGAACTTAAAATACGCCTAATGTTGGGCTCGGTGCACTCTGAAAGGGGGAGGAATGAAAGTAAGCGAACTTACGGAATCCGTTATTGCCAATTACTGCAGAATCATGGAAGAAGATGTTACGGAGAGCGAGAGAGTGTCTTTAGAAGCTTTAAAGACTGCAGCTGTGAGTTATGTTATGTCTTATACAGGGCTGTCTTTAGAAGAGATAGATAACCACGAAGACATTTCTATAGCGGTTCTTACCTTGATCGCAGATATGTATGATAACCGCGCAATGACCGTAGACAAAAAAGAAGTCAATCGTACAGCAGAAATTATCCTCTCGATGCACTCTAAGAATTTGCTACCGGGAGGTGGACAAGATGGCCATTAATCCCGGAAGACTTAGAAAAGTGATAGGAGTTTATCGGTATATTGAAAAGGAAAACTCCGTAGGATCTACAACAAAGGTCTTAGAGAAAGTTAGAAGTCTGTATGGAGAAATCCGCCCGGTTAGAGGAAGTGAGTATACGGAGTATTACAAAGAGTATCACTCCCTATCCGTGAAAATCACTTTAAGGCATTGGGAGGATTTACGTCCTACGGATATTCTGGTGTATGGGAAGCGGCAATTTATTATCCAGTCTATTATTAATCCTTTAGAGGTAAATTACATTGTAGAGTGTATGTGCGTAGAAAAGACGGAAAAGGAGATTGCCTATGGTTGATATTGATTATCATGGACTGGATAAGGATTTTCAGAGTATTATTGAAACTTTTCTGGATGAAGCAGAGAGATACCTTAGGCAGCAGGCCAAAGCTTGGAAGGATTCCTGCAATGAAAAGGGCTATAAGAATTACACGAAAGGAAAAAAGCCCATCGCAAAAAGTTGGAAAACTGAGTATGAGAGAGATTCTCTTTACAATGCGACAGCTGTCAGCGTAACAAATAAGAGCCCTTTGTTTCATTTACTGGAGAATGGCCATAGAAAATGGCTCTGGGGTGAAGATACCGGAGGATTTGTCCCCGGAAAGCACTACGCAGAGAAAACCAGAGAGGAATTCAAGGACAGCTTTGGAGAGAATACGGAGAAATTTGTTAAAAAGGCTATGAAGAGGCATAAACTATGATTGAGTTATTAGAAGTCAAGAAATCATGTAATAAGGCTCTGAGAGAGGCCTTTCCAAAGCTAAAAATCTACGGCACAGATGTAAGAGAGGGGATGGAGCTACCAAGCTTTTACACGGAGATAGTTCCTTATAGTTTGAATTACGAGTCCATTAATCTTGTAAGACAGAAATGTGGTTATAAGATTACACTTCTTGAAAAAACTCCAAATGAAGAATTTCAGCTTTCCGTGTTTGAAAAGATACGGAAAGTTTTTCATTTGAAAATCAAGATTAAGGAGAAGCTGGTTACTGTAAGCTCCGTAGAATTTGATTATATCGGTGCTGAAAACAACATTTTTCAGATTACTGCACGCTTTGAGTGGTATGACACGATCACAGAGCCAAAAGATGAAGAGACAGCAAAAGAGTTAGTTATGAGAGGAGTAGAAAATGAGTAAATTAAAATCTCCGGAAGTGAATATTAGCTTTATTGAGAAAGGAGAGTCTGCAATCCAGAGAGGAGAGAGAGGGATTGTAGCTTTGGCTTTATCAGAAAAGACTAAGATGGAGGCTTTCACTGCATATTCCGTTACAGATATTCCTTCCGGATTAAGTGCGCAAAATGCGCAATATGTTAAAGATGCCTTACAGGGCTATGAGGTAGCTCCTAAAAAGGTTCTTGTTTATGTAATG